TGCAGCGGAGTTTGAGAGGATCAAGGCCGCCCGACCCCAGCAGGGGGAAGACGGCAAGTTCATCGCAAAGGCTGGCGCGACGCCCGCGACGCCCGAGCTGAAGGTACCTGGCAGCCCCGAAGCTGCGCCGCCCGACCCGGCCCGACCGGTCATCGAGGCGCCGCAGTCCCTGCCGGCGGACGTGAAGGCAGAGTGGTCTACGCTTCCACCCAAGGTCCAGGAGTACTGGGCCAACCGGGAAAGCGAGATCCACAAGAAGTTCACGACCGATGGGGAGCGGCTGAAATCCATCGAGGCATTTGACGAGGCGCTGGCCCCGTCCCGCGAGTTCATCGAGCAGAACCGCATCCCCAAGCCGGAATACATCCGGCGTCTGGCGGCGGCAGATCAGGCTCTCCGAACCAACGGACCGGCCGCGCTTGCCGAGATCGCCCGCATGTACGGGATCAATCCCGCAGCCGCGCAGCAGATCGCCGGGCAACCGGTGGACCCGCAATTCAACGCGCTCGCTCAAGAGCTGGGCGCCATCAAATCCCAACTGACCGCACAGCAGCAGGCTGTTGAGACGGCAAGGCTTGCCGAAGCCGAGGCGAAGATCGAGGCGTTCAAGAAGAACGCTCCGCACTTCGACAAGGTCGAGGCGCTCATGACGAAGCTCTACGAGCCCGGAATGGATCTCGAAACGCTTTACGCCATGGCAACCAAGGCCCACCCGGAAGTCAGCCAGATGATCGCTGCCGAGCAGGAGGCCAAGGCCAAGGCCGAAGCCCTTGCGAAGCAGAAGGCAGATGCAGCCGCAGCAGCCAAGCTCTCCACGCTCTCCCGCAAGCCGGGCAGCGTGGGGGTCGTCGCCAAGGCGGGGGGCAGTTGGGAAGACTCGATGGCAGCCACGTTCAGGAGCATCCGGGCGCGCGGTTAAGGAAACCACGCAATGACTTCCCCGAGTGCAACCTTCACGGAGTTGGTCACCTCGACCCTCCGCAATCATCCGTCGGAAATCGCCGACAACGTGAGCCAGAACAACGCTCTGTGGCGCTACCTCAAGCGCAAGGGCAAGATCGACCTGGAGGACGGCGGCTACGAGATCGTCCGAAACCTCGACTACGCCAACAACAGCACGTACCAGCGCTACAGCGGGTACGACACGCTGAACATCGGCCAGACGCAGGTTCTGACCGCGGCCAAGTACGACTGGATGCAGGCGGCGGTCAACGTCACCGCTTCCGGCCGAGAACTCCGTATGAACTCGGGCGACAACGCGATCTTCAACCTGTCCAAGGCCAAGCTGAAGAACGCCGTCCGCACCGCCGCCAACTACATGTCGATCGACGTGTATTCGGACGGCGCGCTTACCAACCAGATGGGCGGCCTCGCCTACATCATCCAGGCCAACGGTCAGGGCACGGTGGGCGGCATCAACTCCACGACCTACTCGCTCTGGCGCAACCAGTTCCTGGAAGCGACCGGCACCAATCTGGTCACGAAGGCCAACATCAAGGGCTACATGAACACGCTGTACCTCAGCCTCGTTCGTGGCGCCGACAAGCCCGACCTGATCGTCTCCAGCCATGACTTCTTCGCCATGTACTGGGAATCGCTGCAGGACCAGCAGCGCTACACCAACGATCGCGACGAGGCGACCGCCGGCTTCCGCGCCCTGAAGTACGTCGATGCCGACGTGATCTTCGACAGCAACAGCAACTTCTCGACCACCGCCGAGAAGATGTACTTCCTGAACACGGACTATCTGGGCCTCGTCGTTCACCGCGACGCCAACTGGTCGCAGATGGACGACAAGGTCTCGGTCAACCAGGACGCCGTCGTCATCCCGATGCTCTGGATGGGCAACCTCGTCTGCTCGAACCGTGCGCTGCAGGGCATCCTGCTCGACGCCTCCTAAGCGAACGGAAAGGAGAACAACACCATGTCTCAGCTCATTGGCGCGGATATCACCGCAACCTACGACTCGACGCAGCTCAACCTGCAGGGTCCGGCCAACGTCGGCGACCACTACGAGGCTTCCGACGGCAAGGTCTACAAGTTCGTCCAGTACGACACCGGGGCGGGCGCAGTCGCGGCCGTGTCGGGCAACGTCTGCTACTACTACGCGCCTTCGGGCACGTCGGCAGGCGCGACCACGGTGATCACCTCGGACCTGTCCGACTCGGCAGGCCTGGGCGCGGGCGTCCTCCAGTCGGCTCCGGCCGACGGAGAGTATTGCTGGGTCCAGATCAAGGGTCCGGCGACGCTCACCACGGCCTTGACGGCCGGCGCGGACGGCAATGCACTCACTGCGGTTGGCGCGACCGACGGCACGCTCGACGTGTCCGCGGCCGTGACCGATGCCGTCGTGGCCTACGCGGTCGATGCCTCGGCAAAGATCGTGATGTGCGACTTCCCGTACTGACGGGACGGGCGGGGGCTTCGGCTCCCGCCCACTCTTTTCCAACACAGGAGCCCCAATGTTCGACGCCAAGCAGGAAGACCGAAACGACCTCGCCGTCGTGCCATTCAAGTTCTGGGTGGATCACGTCGAGAACGGCGAGGGGGTGTTGGAGGCGATCCACTGGGCGAGCTGGGGAAAGCGCGGCTACGCCAACTGGGAGAAGTCGGAGAAGGTCTCCCGGCTGATCAAGGACGCCAAGGCCATGCGCGGTCGGCCCGATGCCCAGCCCTGCGTCTGGGATGCGCTGGAGCCGCACTACAACCGCTGGAAGGAAGGGCTTGAAGCCGTCACCGACGGCTACGCCCTGGAAGGCTGGGCGGGCGGCATCACGGCCGGGCAGATCGCCCGCTGCAAGTCGATCCACGTCTATTCGGTCGAGGATCTGGCGCGGCTCACCGACGAGCATATCCAGAAGCTGGGCCCGGACGGCCCGAAACTGCGCGACACCGCCAAGGCGTTCGTGGCCTCCCTGAACGGCGAAGGCGCGAAGCTCGCCAAGGAAAACGCAGCCATGCGTGCCGAGCTTGAGCGCCTGCGTGCCGAGCAGGAAGAGGATCGCAAGGCCATGCGCGATTTCATGGCGAAGCACCAGATCGAGCCCGCGCCGATGCCGGGCGATGCGGCGGGCGCCACGGCGCAACCGGCCCCCACCACCCGCAAGAAGGCGGCGTAACATGGCGCCACGTGGCATTATTTGGAGGGCTGCAGCTTGAGTTTGCTTCAAATGATCACGAACGTCTGCCGCCGGGTAGGCGAGCCGGTTCCCAATGTCGTGGTCACGTCAACCGATGCGACCGTGCAGCAGATGCTTTCCTTCGCCAACGAGGAAGGCACGGAGCTGATGAAGTACGGCGACTGGCGAAAGCTGAGGAAGCAGAAGGTCTTTCTCACGCTCAACCAGGAGGAACAGACGGGCATGGTCCCGTCCGACCTCGGCAAATGGCTGGATGAGTCCTTCTGGAACCGCTCGGCACGGCGCCCCCTCTGGGGGCCGATCGATCCCCAGCTATGGCAGGCGTGGAAGGCATTCCAGACCTTCCCGGTCATGGATGTGTTCTACATGGAGGGGGATAACATCCTCGTCCAGCCGATCCCCGAGGCTAACGAAACATTTGCCTTTGCCTACACCTCGAACCTGTGGTGCCAGTCTGCGGCGGGGGTGAAGCAGTCGGAATGGCTGGCCGACGACGACACCGGCATCCTGAGCGAGCGCGTGATGACGCTCGCGATCATCTATCGCTACCTGCAGGCGCGCGGCCTTGCCTCGGATGCGGCTTACGAGCAGTTCGACCTGCAGCGCCGACAGGAGCTTGCGCAGGACAGCCCCCGCAGCACGCAGAGCTTCGCCAATGGGGATTACTGGTGGGCACGGCGTCCGGGAATTGTGGTGCCAGAGGGGAATTGGTCCGTCTGATGGCCTACATCGCGCCCATCCGCACCCGCCAGACGCGGCCTCGTCCCCCGGCCATGGGGACGACGCAGATCCCGGCCTCGACGCGAGGGCTCAACCTGCGCGACGGCATCACGTCGATGAAGCCTGCGGACGCGCTGATCCTGGACAACCTGTTTCCGGAGGCGACGTACCTTCGCGTCAGGGGCGGTACCAGCGTCCACGCAACGGGCATGAATGGCGCGGCCCAAAGCATCATGGAGTGGGCGGGGCCTTCCAGCCGGAAGCTGTTTGCGGCATCCCCCACGGACATCTACGAGATCACGGTTGCCGGCGCGGTCGGCGCTCCTGTTCTCTCGACGCTCGGCTCTGGCTATTGGCAGACGACCATGATTGCCACGCCCGGCGGCCATTACCTCGTGCTGGCAAACGGCGTGGACTCCGTCAGAACCTATGACGGCACATCCTTTGCCACGCCGGCCATTACCAATGTCACAAGTTCGACGCTCAATTTCCCATGCCTGCACAAGTCGCGCCTGTGGTTCGTGCAGAATAATTCGACAAAGGCATGGTATTTGCCGACGGCAAGCATTGCCGGCGCGGCTGCCGGGTTCGAGTTGGGCGAGGCATTCACCGATGGCGGCAAGCTGATTGCCATCGGTGCCGTAAGCCGGGATGGGGGATCGGGTTCGGACGACTATCTGGCCTTTGTCAGCAGTCATGGTCAGGTGGTGGTCTATCAGGGCGACGATCCGGCCTCTGCCAATACCTGGGCGCTGGTTGGCGTCTATAACGGGGCTCCGCCGATCGGCAACCGCAGCACGGCAAGCATCGGCGGCGACCTCGCCATTGTGACGGACTCGGCTGTGGTCAGCACCCGGCAGTTGATGGCCGGCGGTCAGGCCACGGCAACGCGCGAGTCCATTACCAACCGCATCGACCAAGGCATTCTGGAGGCGTTTGTCAGCTACGG